GAGCATCTAATGCTGTAGGTAAATCCCAAGCAAAGAACCAGACTCGATAAATTTTATCAGGTATAGGACTTACGCCAAACTTTCTAGCATCAGGACTTCGGATAACAAATTTAGGTTCTCCATAATTTTGAGTATCTGCATCATCTATATTCTCAGATTCTCTTAAATGATCTTTCCATTCTTCAGTTGTAACAAATTTTAAATTTTGACTAGTATAAGGAGAACTTACTCCACTTACACCTATAGTAGTTAGATAAAAATTATCCCAATCTACAGACCCATAATCTGCTGTAATACTGGAACTGGAAGCTTTTAATTCATACCATCGAGTTCCTGCGACAGTCTCTACATAGACATTACCATAGAAAGGGTCAGTTGCACCACTTTCGCCTGTGGCTAAGAAAGCCCATTGCGGTTCTGCCATTACTATATCACTATATGCTCTATTGATACAGTCTTGAGCATGAGCTTGTATACCTACTGCACTACTGAAGTTTGATGAAGTTAAAACAACTTCATTTAATTCTCTTAATAGTTCGTTGGTTAAGTTTAAGTATGTTGCCATATTACTTTTATTTCTCCTTGCTTATACAAATACAAGTCTTATTTATTTTTTTTTAGCTTCTTCTTCTTGGTCTTCTGGACTAGTTTCTTCTTCTAACTTATCAATAACTGTACCAACAGCTTTTACTGGTATAGATATAGCAACAGTTGTTATATCTACTACTTCATCAATAGCTGCAGTACCAATATTTTTTCCTGCTTCTACAGCAGTTGTTAAAAGTGAACATCCAGACATTACCAATAAAAGACTAAGAAACAATACTAATTTACTTAGTGTCATTATGATTCTCCTGTGTTACACATTTTTTATTATTAAATATACGATCCCATCGAGAATCGTACTTCTCTTTATTCTCTTTCGAGTAAAACTTTTTCTTGTTCTTTAAAATAACAGGCTTATTGTTCGTGCCTATTTGTGGCATTTTATGGACTAAAAGAAGCTTCTTGAGTAGCTTCCTTACTTTTCTTAGCCTTTTTTGGTGTTGTTTTAACACCGAAGTAGTAATCCATTCTTGGTCCAAAGTTATTCTTTAGCCAAGACTTATACCACTTATTAAGTTCTGTTTGATCCCAACTCATGTTGTTCTCCTTTAAAAATGTATGGGAGAGAACAATAAAGCCCTCTCCACATACGTAAGTATTAGTCTATTCCGTAGACTGTATTATTAACTCGCTTGAGTTGTTGTAATACCGTCTTGAACTTTACATTGTCCGTCAAGATACCAATTAGTACCATCAGACCATACATGAGCATAATCTCCATGAACGGCTTTACTAGCCACTAATGAAATAGTATCTGCGTCTGTAACTGTAGCTACCGAACCTGCTGCATCTTCCGGAGAAGATACGTTACCTACAATAACATTAGCACTTGATGCTGTCACTATTGTATGAGTACCTGTAGGTTCTGTTGCTCCAACATAAAACCAATACTCTAGTCCTGCCGCTACAGCAGGTAGTGTTTGTATTCTAGCTGTTGCAGTATTCATAACAAAACGAGTGCCTGATTCGGCTGCTGTAATTGTATTAGCTGCAGTTATCGCCTCTGTATCTGAAGGTTTCTGAACTTTAGTAGCCAGAGTACGAACATCTATTGTTCTTGCTGAATTACGACCAGTATCTTTTATATTTACTATTGCCATATTATTTACCTCTTAAAATTTAGGTGTTAAAAAAAGAGGAGGAGTCCTAAGACTCCCCCAAGTTTAGGTATTAGTCAATACCATAGAATGCACCTACAAGGGCTTCATCTCTAAGTACTTTCGCACCAAAAACATGAAGACCACGCACAATGTCACCAAACGATGTTGGGTCTCTCAACACTTCTGTTGATAGAATTGTGTTTGCAGTCGCAGTAGCTGATATGGAACCTGCCAAACATTTACCTGCCGCATTAGATGTGTCAGCTATGTTATTTGACTTGTACATTTCAAAGCCACGAAGTTTTCCACTAGAAACTAATCCGTTTCTAATAGAACCCATTCCAGCATTGTAGTCTACAGACAACAATTTAGAAGCAGAGCTTCCTAGAACTTCATAGAAGTCAGGACCAGCAACGAACCAACGACCTTCTTCAGGTACGTTCTGATCGTCTAATAGTCTTGCCATTCTAGACATAACGTCTAGAGGGTCATGTTCATCAGTTCCAAAACCAATGTCTAGGTTACCTGTTCCATCGAAAGTTCCGGCAGCTAAATCAGTAGCACTGTCAGAACCTAACACGTGGTTAGGTGATGAAGCAGATAGACCAGCAAACATAGTTACAAGTACAGCAGCATCGTAAGCATCTTTCAATGCGTATGCAGCAGAACTTGAAGCAACTTCTTTAAAGTTGACATGTGACATATTTGTTTCAATATCATCTACGATGAATTTAAACGCATTAGCACTATCAACAACTAAAGATGTTTCAGCATCTGTAAGTCTAGTTTCTGTGGTATCGCTATTTCTTGTATACGCTGATACAGAAATAACGGGTTCTTTGATAATCTTTACTGAGTCTCCGAAAGCAGATATTTCACCCGAATAATCGGTATTTGTAATAGCTTCTATAACAGACGATTTTCTAAAAAAGTTTAAAACCTTTTTAGAGTAAACCGAAGGTAAAAAGAAACTATTAGTTTGTCCACTTACGGAGTTAGCAAAGTTAGCATCAGTATCCGTTGAAGGTTCAAAAAATTGAGCCATTGGATATTCTCCTTTAAGTTATAGTTTATTTATTAAACTATATAGTTTATTTTATGATTCTGCCTTCTTGCATTGCATCGCTGATTTCACTTTCGTATTTATCAAACTCTGCAACACTCATGGCAGCAATCTCTCTTTCAGACCACACTCTTTGTTGATTTGGGTTTACACTAGTTGTTTTAGTGGAAATCATATCAGCAGCAGATTGTTTAGTCTGTTTAGAATTTGACTTAGATTGTGTAACTTGTTGAACCTCTAATCCGATATCCTTTTTAAATAAATCTAAAGCTCTACTAGCTAAAGTCGCATCACTTGGGTTATTAAAAATCCAATCTTTAATAGACTCTGGTTGCGAAGTAGCCCACTCTTGAAATTCATCGCTGTTTCTAATTTCATCAAAATCAGGATGTTTTTCTCGAAGGTCTTTTTCAGCTTCTCGTTTTAGTATTTCTGTTTCACGCCCTTGCATCGCATCTAATCTTGTTTGCAATTCAGCAACTTGATTTTCGCTTTGCATATGGGCAACAGACTCTACCACTTCATAAACATCAGGATACTCAGTTTTAAACTTTTCTAGTTCTTCTGCAGATTTTGGAGCTTTATACTCTGGTCTGTTTGAAACAGCTTCCTGTATTAACTCTTGTTCTCTAGCTTTAAACTCATTAAGTCTAGAATCGTAGTGCGTTTTTAAATCATCGTATCGTTTTTTATAGTTGGGTCGCTTATAAGGTTTATCCTTAGTTGCTTCTACTTCTTGTTTTTCTGCTTCAATGTCATCACTTTCGTCATGTTCAGTTGAAACAGGTTTATCAAAAAATAAACTATCTGACGATACAAAAGGTTTATCTTTTACATCATGCCAATCTTTTTTTGCATTATAAGGGTTGGCTTTTTGCGGTTCTTGGTTCTCGGTTATAACTTCTTCAGTCATTTTCTTACCTCCTAATCAGGGCTTCGTTAACAAGGTCGCTACGTTGTGCACAGTAGGGCTTGTCTTGTAAAGGTCGCCTTTCGGTTGTTATATGTGATATAGTGCCTATAAAAATTATAGGGTCGCTTTATCTCTTTTAGCCACTTAAAGGAACATAGTATCTACGAGGACTAGCCTTTAACATTTCTTCTTCAATCTGACGAGATTGCTTCACAACATTAGGTATATTACCTTGTGCTGCTCTACTTCCAGTAGTTTGAATCGGAACTGCTTTAGGATCGCCTTCGTCTTCAACCATGCCACCATAAGCGACACCTTGCCTTCCATCTGCTCCAGCCTCTGCATCTTCCATCATACGCTGAAGATTATCAGCTCCGATTTCGTCAGTTGCTTTCGTAGTAAAGACAAATTCTCCATCCGATAACCTTGCAGGTATCGAATCGGATACTTCAGAACCTGGACCATTAATAGGACCAGACCCTGAAAACTCTGAAGCACTCTCAACTACTTGGTCGAATAATTCACTCAACTTAGTATCTTCTGCGAGAGCACTTTCTAAATAATTTTTATCATCTTCTGATAATGTAGAATCAACTACAAAGTCTACATAATCAGCTTCCATTTCTTCATCTGGAAGTTGTTCTTGTTCTACAGTAATAGGCTCTACTGATATGGCAAGACCTTCCATTTGGTCTTCCATTGAAGGGTTACCACCTTCTGCTTTTTTCTTACTAGGTCTTCCTACTTGACTTCCGTATGTGCCTTTACCTTGTGGCATATTAATTCTCCTCT